CGACACGAACATCGACATCGACATCACGCCCAAAGGCACCGGCGCAGTTAAGTCCACCAACATCCTCGCGGATAGCTCCATTGGTTTCACAACAGGTAACGGCGGTACGGTCACGCAGATCACAAGCCGCACTACTGGGGTGACGCTCAACGCGCCTTCCGGGCAGATCACGCTGGTCGCCGGGTCTATTTCCGGTCTCAGCTCGCAAGAGTTTACGCTGACCAACAGCTATATCGCCGCTACGGATGTGGTGCTGGTGAGCTTCGGTTCGGGCCTGACGGCGACAACTTACGATGTGACGGTGACGCAGACTTCGGCAGGGTCGTGCAAAATCTCTGTCCATAACGTGAACAACTCTGCCACGCCCACGGATACGCCGGTCATCAACTTCGTGGTCTTCAAAGGGGTGAATAGCTAATGGCTGAGTACAAAGGCAAGAACGTAACGCTGAATCAACCCAGCTATATTCGCAAAGGCCAGCCGGGCTACGGGCGCAAGAAGTCGCAGGTATATGTAAAGAACGAGAACGGACGCGTGGTGCGCGTGACCTTTGGTGATCCCAACATGGAAATTAAGAAGGACAACCCAGAGCGGCGCAAGAACTTCCGCGCTCGCCACAACTGCTCAAACCCTGGCCCCAAGACTAAGGCCCGGTACTGGGCGTGCAAAACTTGGTAGGTGGTCATGGCTAAATCCAAACCCAACAACCCGAAGCTCTGGGCCTCCAAGGTGCGGCTCGCCAAGCAGAAGTTTGATGTGTACCCCAGCGCTTACGCCAATGCCTGGGCCTCCAAGGAGTACAAAAAGGCCGGTGGCACTTGGTCTGGCGCCGACAACAGGGTGAGCTAACGTGGCTAAGAAAGGCGGACTAGGCAAGTGGTTCGGCGAGCAGTGGGTCGATATTAAGACCGGGGAGCAGTGTGGCCGCTCCCGCGCCGAGAAGTCCTCTCGCCCCTACCCTGCTTGTCGCCCCAAAGCCGTGGCATCACGGATGAGCAGTTCGCAGAAGCGGCAGATGGCGTCTACCAAAACGAGCAGCAAACGAAAAAATTGGCCTATCACTTCTTCAGGAAGAACAAGGACTGCGTAATGCGTTATCTACGAAACAGGAAAGACGGTTTCATCTACGAGTGGGATGCGATCCTCGCTAAGAACCCCCTTTGTGAAGAAGTCACGGAGGAAGAGGCATACCCCGAGCGATTCGTGAAGCCCGAAGTGGTCGAAAAGGTGAAGCGTACTCGACGCCGCACCAAGAAAACCCTCGACCTAGAAACTAAAGACGTACCCGAAGAGCCAGCTTATACTATCCCTGAGCTGGCCGAGGAAGCTAAGCGAGGGTGGCCTGAATGACGCCTGGGGAAATCATCACCGAAGTGCGTGCGTTGATCCAAGATACGCGGGCACCGCAGCGCTACTCTGATGCGTTTCTGCTTGGGTTTGTGAATCAGACCCTGAAGCGGATGGTGATGGTACGCCCCGATCTTTTTGCTCTGATTGGTGATATTCCCACCACGGCGAACACCGTTCTGCAGTCGCTGCCTTCTGATTCCATGCGCTTGATCGAAATCTTTCAGGTGAAAGACGGCAGCGCCGTGACCGAAGTCAGCCGCGATATGCTGGACCAGATGGCCCCTACTTGGGTGAGCGACGCCGCTGGAACGCCGGTAAACTTCATGCGCCATGTGCGCAACGCCAATCGGTTCTTTGTTTACCCTCGCCCTACGGCGGGCATTGTGCTGGTGGGCGAGTACGCGCAAACCCCGGAAGACTACGCGATCAGCGACACGATTGACCTCCTGCCGGATGCTTACTTTACCGCTGTGGTGGACGGCACGGTGTATCTCGCCGAGTCGGTAGATGACGAGCATGTAAACTCTGGACGGGCCAAGCTCTTCCAAGATTCTTTCTTTGCGACCCTAGGCGCTTCGCTGCAGGCCCGCTCCGTGACCGACACGGAAGAGGGCGGTATGCGAGCTAATGAGGTGGTCTGATGGCCGACCGTGAGTTTACAACGCTTATCCCTAGAGTCGGAGCCAGCGTCCCTGGCTGCCCGCAACCCACGATCCTAAACTACATTCGGGATGCGGCGATTCGCACCTGCGAGCGGACTTTGTTTTGGCGGTATCAGGTGCCAAAGTTCAATTTGCTGCCCGGTGTTCATCAGTACGCCTACGAAAAGCCCGACAACACTGATGTTCAGGCAATGTTTGAAATGCTAGTCAATGACCTGCCCCTGGACCGTCTGGTGCTTGAGGAGGCTATTCGCCGTTTCCCTGAGTGGGCGGACCTGTACAGTGGGCAAGACCCGTCGGTGTTGTGGAGTGAAACGCCGTCCCATACGTTCAACGAAGATACGTTTAACGAGTCGGTCTTCAACGCTGGCGAAGATTATGTGTTGCCTGAGTCTGTGGTAGCAGACGGAAGCACACCGCAAGCCGTATGCCAGATTACGCCTGATGAGTACATCGTGCTGCCGTTGCCCGATGGGGACCGCACTTATGAAGTGCGTATGTTCCTCGCACTCAAGCCCAAGAAAACAGCTACGGGTATGAACTCCGTAGTGTTTGACGAGCTTGAAGAAACGATCATGCACGGCGCTCTGCAACATCTTTTAGTATTACCGAACACGAACTGGTCGGATCGTGAGCTGGCGAGCTATCACGCCCGGCAGTACACCTACAACGTCGCTGAGCGTCGCGTTCGGGCGAATCTCGGGAACATGCGGGGCATGATGCGCGTGCGCATGCAGCCTTTCGGAGTCTAAGATGGTAGCAAAAGTAACCAATAATGCTTCTTCGTTAGTTCCGGGCTCTATTACAAGCACGGCTACTTCTATCGTTATTACCACGGGGGATGGAGCAAAGTTTCCTGCTCTTGGCGCTGGCGATTTTTTCTTTTTGACGATTACGGATACGAGCGGCAATTTTGAAATCGTGAAAGTAACGGCTCGCGCAGACGATACGTTTACTGTGGTCCGTGCGCAGGGCGGGACGCTTGCCATTCCGTTCCCGGCTAATAGCCGAGCAGAACTCAGAGTCACTGCTGAAAATATCAGCATTGAAAATCAAAATGTGTTGCTGCTCTAAAGGTACGCAGACATGTCTATTGTTCTGAAAAACAACGCAGAGAGTACGCTAGCTACTGCGATTAATGCGACCGATACGGGGCTCGTTGTGGCCGCCGGGGACGGAGCTAAGTTCGCTACCCTTACGGGGGATGAGTATTTTTACTTGACCCTAACGAGCACCGGCGGCACCACCGAAATTGTAAAAGCAACTGCACGAGTAGGTGATACAATGACCATAGCTCGTGCCCAGCAGGGCACTACGGGGCAGTCGTTCGCTGTTGGAAGTCGCGTGGAGCAACGAGTCACCGCAGGGTCGTTTGAAGTTATTTCGGGTGGGACTTACTCATGAGCATAAAACAGCACGGCGGTATTTTTGGTCGAAACCCCACGTTCAACAATGTGGAGATTGAAGGTACGCTCACGCTTAACGGAAGTATTTTCAGCGGTCTCGACTACGAAGGCGCTTGGAACGCAAGTACGAACACCCCTACGCTCGTTTCCAGTACGGGCACACAAGGGCACTTTTACATTGTCAGCACTGCCGGTACGACGACGCTAGACGGGATTTCCGATTGGGGCGCTGGAGACTGGATAGTTTTTGACGGTTCTGTTTGGCAGCGTGTCGAAGGCGGCACCGATATTCAAGGCACGATCCCAGGAGGAACGTACTCGTGACTACGATTCTTACTAAGAAAAAAGATACTTCTGGCGCTCCTTCCGCTAGCGATCTTACTAACTCGACGGGTGGTGCTGAACTCGCTGTCAACACCGCAGATAAGCGTCTGTATACCAAAGATTCTGGCGGAAACGTCGTCGAGGTTGGTACGAACCCATCTACTTTGAACGTAAACGGCAACGTGACGGTTGAAACGGCGTCTGACCCTGCGCAAATCACGTTAAGGCATACCGGAAACACATCGGGCTTAGTCTTAAAAAACTTTAGTGGGGATGAAGCTCAGCTTGTTAATGTTGACAACGGCCCAATGGTTTTTAAAACCAACGATACAGAACGCATGCGCATCGACTCCAGCGGCAACGTCGTTATAGGCTCTGGCGGCTTAGATGTTTCTGGAATTGGTGGAACCTATACAGCTTTAAATATGCGAGCAGGTGGTGGGTATCCTGTTCTTTATGGACAAACAACGGCAACGACAACAAACAGTGCTGCTATGCAAATTGTTGGAGCAACCAGTGGGGCAAGTGCTGGTGGTGCTGCCGAAATGCTTGGTGTTATTCAGATAGCGGCAGAGTCTGATTCAAGCACGAATGCTACTGGTTACATAAATTTTTATACTGGCTCTGGGGGCAGCGTTGCAGAACGCATGCGCATCACTAGCGCAGGGGACGTTGGGATTGGGACGAGTAGTCCGGCAGCAAAATTAGATATTGTCGAGGCAACCTCAACGACAGCTGTAAAGATAAAATCTGGTACTAGCACCAACCAGAATACTCACATCACAATGTTTAATGATAATGATGGAGGAACATTATCATTGGGGGTGTTCGGTTCTAGTGCTACCACTTTCGGAACTATTACTGCCACTGACGGGTTTATTACTGCCAATCAAGAATTATGTCTAAATTCGCAGAACGCTAGTGGTGCAATAAAATTTGGAGTAGGTTCTACACCAACGGAAGCCATGCGCATCGACTCCAGCGGTCAGGTCGGGATTGGGACGAGTTCGCCGGGGACGACGTTAGACGTTAATGGCACGATAAAACACGCAGGCCCCTCAACGTCTGATTTTGCACAATCGGGGTATGTTTCGGGGCAAACTATTTCTGTAACGGCCCCAAGTACAACCGAGGGAGCTGTTTATCATGTTATCGCAACAAGACACACGGGGGTAGGCATTAGAATATTAGAAGTTGGTTACGTTCTTTATTCTGCAAATGGTGTAGGCGCTTATACCCAACAGATTGCGGGATCAGGGATTAGCATATCAGTTAGCGGAAGCACGATTTCTAATACGAACACAGGGTCAACAGCCACTATTCACTTACGGATTAACCGTATTTAAATTTTACGCGCCCGCGTGGCGCAGCTTGAAGGAGTTTAACAATGACGACCTTTAATTGGACGCTTCCGACCCTCGAACGCAAAACCGCTGACGGATTTGTCTATACGGCCCACTGGCGCTGCATGGCCTCTGACGGCGACTTCTCCGCATCCTCCTACGGCACGGCTGGCTTCACCTACGACGCCTCTGCGCCTGACTTCACCCCTTACGATCAGCTCACCGAAGCCCAAGTGCTTGAGTGGGTCTGGGCGTCCGTGGACAAGGACGCAACCGAGGCGGCGCTACAGGCCAACATCGACGCGCAGAAGAACCCCACGACCGCTGATGGGGTACCGTGGTAGTAAGTAGCAACAGGGCTGTGGCTATGGGGGGAGTGATGGATGTTGGACCCTATAACAGCCATAGCTACGGCTACGGCGGCATTCAACGGCGTCAAGAAGCTAGTCGCTGCGGGGAAGGAGCTGGAAGACTGCATGGGTCA